TAGTTCGAAATGATATAACTTGGGCATAACTGCCCTCCTTTTCTGTAGTGTCTCATTATAATAACAGAGAGCTTCTAAGAAGTCAAGTTATTTTATCATCCAAGGATACCAAAATGCTGTTACGAGTCCTATAGTTCCATGGACCAGTTTCCAATCGCATTCCATCCACTCTAGCTCGTATGTGTATTCTTGGAAGTTACCGGCATTAACCGGCGTGCTGTTTAATATGTATGTGTCTGTCATAGTGTGATATTTATCACAACCCTGGTGTTAAACCAGGGTGTGAATTCATGCAAACTCTATTGAGGTTGTATGTGTGATGCCTGTAAGCCTTTTGGTCCTGCTTCAACTTCATAACTTACGGACTGGTTCTCTTGTAGAGTCTTGAATCCACTGTTCTGAATTTGCGAGTAGTGAGCAAATACGTCTTTACTTCCATCGTCAGGAGTAATAAAACCAAAACCTTTGGTCTCATTAAACCATTTTACTTTTCCTGTTGCCATTATATTTCCTTATTATTTTAATGTATTTTTAGTGTGTGTGTTATTATGCAGCCACGTCAATATCCTGTGGTGCTAATTCTTTTTTCTTCATCTTGTTTGCATCAGGACGAATTGGTTCTAGCCAACTATCGGCAATGTATGCTTTTGGAGTATCTCCGAACATGTTACTTAAACCATCTCCGGAGATCCACCAGTAGTGATCAGGTATTGGAATCATGCAGGATATTCCTCTGAAATCAAAACTTTCACCTGCATTGTATTTTCCAATGTACTTTTCTACCAAGACAATCTTTCCAATGTTTTCTTGCCTTAATGAAAATATAACTTTTGCTAAATCACCTTTTACGCACTTCATATTATTTTAACCACGCAATCTTTTCGCCTGCTTTTACTCTGCGATTATATTCATCAACTGAGCCTGGATATCTCCACGCCCATATTGCAACACCTAACATAAATGCTCCGCTCCATAGAACTGCTTTTATGTTACCAGTCGCATAGAATGTGAATGCAAGAGTTGATGCCATGACAATTACCATTAGGTATTTTCCTCTTGTGGGAAATACTCGTTTCTTGTTCCAGTTGGTCAAGAATTTACCAAACCACGGATGGTTATATAACCATGCTTCCATCTTTGGTGAACTCTTTGCAAATGCCCACGCTGCGATAACAAGAAAGATAGAGAAAGGAATACCCGGAGTAATGATTCCGATGTATGCCATACCCACACAGAAGAACCCAATCCCCATGTAGATGTATCGTTTGATTCTATTCATTTAAATCCTTTCTTTTATATTAGTTATCTATTTGATCAGGGGTGCTAGACTTTTGTTGGCCCGCCGAATTCGTCAAACGCATAATAGTTTACCAACCCTGGCTTATAATCAGGAGTTCCTGGTGGGTAGAATGTTAACTGCTGTCCTCTTTGCTTTGCCGCAGTTCTGTTGTAACTAACGTGTAACCAAATTGATTTACCGTGTTCAAATATGAACTGATCAAACGGAAGGTTATCTCTGATCCAGGCTGCACGTTCGTTGTATTGATAAACACTAATTCCAGGCCATTGCACATCTATGGCCATTCCCTTGTTGTGTTGGCTGCTAACAGTTTCTTTACCAGGAGGGTTCTTTCTAAATCCACTGTTAACTCTCACGCCAGGCCATGTTGCTGCTAATGGTTCCAAAATGTTTTCTGCAACTGCCTGTAGATTACAGATTATTTCGTCCACAGTAAGATCATTCTGTCCCTGTATTGAGTGTTTGAATACTGCTCCGATGGATAGATTGGCAATTGTGTAATTGGTGCTTAGTTTTTGATCGTAATCAATTTCTGGACTAGTGATGAATGATCCACAAACGGTGGGCAATCCTGTGTCAATCACTGCTGGCTCCGGAAGTAAGAGAGTTGGATCGTCTGACGGAGCAGCCCTTGTTTCAGGCAGCGTTTCAGTAACTCCGTAATCTATTACAGGACTATCCGGATCATCGTGGGGTGCGTTAACTCCTGCTCCGAAGATTAACGGACCTGCTGCTTCTAGTGTGTAGGGATTGGCTGCAATAAATGTTGGTTCGACGAATACTCTTGAAGTAATAAATTTTCCACTTTCGCCGCCTGCATAAACATCAGGCGATCCTTCTGCTACCTTTGATCCGCAGGCAACAGCATCACTGATTCTTCCTATGGCTAGATTGTTAACGAATACATTTCTGCTTCCTTCTGCTAGATTAGAATCATGGCAGGCCGGTCCGCAGCAATGTATAGGCCAATGATCAGTGACTCTATGCACTGCTATGTTGTTTGTGAATACGTTAGGACTTGCTTGATCGTTGCCTCTTGGAGGCCAACAACCGTGTCCTGTTCCGTTATCGCCCAGTCTCGTAACTGGAAAATCTAAAGCCATGCTAATTCCTCTCTATACAATATTTATCGCATAAAGAAGAACTAAAATGCTTAGGTTGCGATACCTGTAGTGCTTTGAATGTATTGTTTTGACATTGCTTCTTGTGTTTTTACAATGCAAACAATCTTGCTGGTTGAAACCTTGACATTGGCGTCAGGTCCAATGGTGAACATGAATGGTGCAAGGCCTAATCCTTGCTGTGTAGCAGTAACCATTAGTGGTTTGTGTAACACAATGTTACCTGCTTCTGCATTTTCTTCCTCAAGTCGAGCAACTACTTCCTCTCCGGATGTTAGTTTTAGAGAGATAGTATCGCCTTTCTTGTATGGTGTTTCGATTAACATTATAATGTGTGTCCTGTTCCGTTGTAACCCGTGTCATCTAGATACTGTGTGAAAGCATCATATCCACCAATTTTCAGACCATTGATAACAATCTGCGGAACTGTTCTTGCATTTGGAAACTGTTCCATTAATTCTTCTCTGGAATAATCAGTTCCTAAACTTTTGTATGTGTAATTGAATCCACGAACTTCGCAAAGTGCCTTTGCCTTATCGCAGAATGGGCATTGTGGTTTTCCGTATATTTCTATCATGTGTGTCCTATCCTGAGTAAACTGTTGAACCTTTTTTATCTATAACACGTATCATTATGACCCCAGCACGTTTCTTGGTCAATGCAGCAGAAACAGCCTGTGCTTCTGTAGCATAGGTTCCAAAAGTGGTCCAAGCCTCGTAGGGTGAATGTTTCTTAAATTGTGCTTTATACATAACAATACTTATCCGTTATAGTGTAAAGCCCTTGAACGTGTCCTTTTCAACATCCTGTTTAACACCACCAACAATATAACTTTCTACTTCTGTTTCTTGTGGTGCTACCTGGAGTCCACTACTACTTAACCAATGCTGTGTCCATGGTAGAGGATTCTGGGTCAACGGACGATCATAAATTGTTTTTAGTCCAAGTGCTTTTAATCTTTTGTTAGCAATGAATTCTACATATGCGTGTAATAGATTAGCATTGAGTCCAACTATACTTCCTTTTTGGAATAGATAATCTGCCCAACGCTTTTCTTCATCAACGCACACACGCCACATCTCATAAACTTCTTCTTCGCACTCTTTTGCAATCTTAACAAAATCTGGATCATCGTCACCTTTGGCCCAGTGCTTGAGAATGTGTGTTGATAAGTTTAAATGTGTTGCTTCATCACGTGCAATCAATGAAATGATCTTTGCAGATCCTTCCATTAACTTTAGTTCGCCAAACGCAAATGTGCAGGCGAATGAAACATAGAAACGCAAACCTTCAAGAATGTTTACGGTCATCATTGCCTTGTATAATGCTTTCTTAACTTCATACATCGTGCCTTTGCCTTTGTTAAAGTATTCGTTAGCAAGATTGTAGAAGTTGTCGTATTCTCTTGTTACTGATTCTGCTCGTGCAATAATTTCCTTGTCATCAAGGATTGTGTCAAACACTTCACTTGGATCAGGATAAACGTTCTTAACAATGTGTGTATATGAACGACTGTGAATAGTTTCTTGGAAGTCCCAACATACAATACAACTTTCTAGTTCTGGATTAGAGCAGTAAGGCAAAAAAGCCAAACAAGGTCCGCGACCTTGTACACTATCTAGCAGTGTTTGATACTTTAGGTTAGATGTAAAGATGTGTTTTTGTTCTTCACGGAAGTCCTGATAATCTGCACGATCCTTTTGAAGTGATACTTCCTCTGGACGCCAGAAATAACCCAACATGGTTTGGTTAAGTTTATCATACTCAGGATAGCGAAACACATCATAACGCTGTGTATTCTGATCCTCTCCAAAAAACATATATTGTTTTGTGAAGTCTACTTTATTTTTGTTAAAGACTGTTTTAGCCAATTTTGGTTTCTCTTTCTTTTTCGTCATAACTCATTATATGTTGCAAGCCTCACACTCTGTATCGTCATCGGATACAGGAACAGCCTCAACGCCATTCGAGTGTCCATTAATATGGCCGTTAACATGCCCATTCATAGTACCATTCATTGTAGCACCATTTACTTCTGTGTCAACCACGGTTTCTTCCAAACCCTGTGGTTGTACGTTATCTTCCTCACCCTTGAAGTCGTAGGTGTTTTGATAATATGATGTCTTCCAACCCATCTTGTAGGTTGTCAGCATGTCTTTCATCATTACACTCAATGGAACTTCGTTGTTCTCGAAGTGTAATGGATTGTATGACCAGTTACCTGAAATAGACTGATCAAAGAATTTCTGCATTGCGGCAACAATATTAATGTAACCTTCATTACCTGGCATATCCCAAAGTAGAGTATAGAAGTTCTTTAACCTGTTATACTCTGGAACAACCTGTTTAAGAGGCCCCTTCTTGGATTTCTTAATGGACAGGAATGCTCTAGGTGGCTCGATACCGTTTGTTGCGTTTGACACAACGGAACTGCTCTCCGATGGCATTTGTGCGGACAGTGTTGAGTGGCGTAGGCCGTGCTCTTTGATATCCTTCCTAAGATCATTCCAATCATATTCTAGTTTCGCCTTGATCACGTCGTCAACATCTTTCTTATATGTGTCAATAGGAAGAATGCCGTCCGCATATTTAGTGCGGCTGAAATATTCACAAGCACCACGCTCCTTGGCAAGTTCATTACTTGCTACTAACAGATAGTATTGGAATGCTTCAGAGAGTTGATGCACCAACTTCCATGCATCCTTGTCATCATACTTAACTTTATTCTTTGCAAGATAGTGTGCAAGTCCGATGTAGCCAACTCCTAGTGAGCGTCTTGCCTTGGTGCTAAGTTCAGCAGCCTTAACAGGATAACCTTGGTAGTCAATAATTTCTTCCAATGCTCTAACTGCTAGATCGCATAAATTTTCTAATTCTTCTAAATGATTAATCAGTCCCACATTAATTGCGGAAAGAATACATAACGCAATTTCTCCCTGCTCATCATCAATATGTTGAATAGGTTTAGTTGGAAGTGTAATTTCTTGGCATAGGTTGCTCATGTACACAGGATCCTTAAATGAACTGTGCGAGTTTGTATGATCGACGTTCATTATGTAAATGCGTCCTGTTTCAGCACGCTCTTTTAGTAGGTCGCCGAACAGTTCCATTGCCTTGATCTTTTTCTTGCGAATGGATGTCTTGCGCTCTGCTGCTTCATAGGCTTCCTTAAACTTTTCGTTGTCTCCTGAATAGAATGCATCATATACTTCTGGGACTTCGTGAGGCGAGAAAAGAGTAATGTCTTCACTGGCCAGCAGTCTTTCATAAAATAGTTTGTTAATTTGAATTGAGTAATCTAGTTTACGAACTCGATTATCTTCTGTGCCCTTGTTATTCTTTAGCACAAGAATGTCTTCAATTTCATAATGCCAAATAGGGAAATGGGTAGTTGCGCTACCTCCACGCACACCATTCTGTGTGCATGATCTCACTGTTGCTTCGTAAACTTTCAAGAAGGGAACAACACCCGTGTGTGCTACTTCGCCTCCTCTGATTTTTGCGTTGATCGCCCTAATGCGGCCCGAATTAATTCCAATACCAGCCCTTTGAGCAATATAATAACCGATAGCGGAATTGCTACTAAAAATGCTAGGAAGAGTATCATCGACGTCAACGAGAACACAACTAGCAAACTGCCTAATAGGAGTACGCACTCCGGCCATGACAGGGGTTGGGATGTTGATTTTAAATAGTGAGGTCGCGTCATAGTATTTTTTCACGTAGGTTAAACGTGTCTCCTTTGGGTAGTTTGCGAAGAGAGTGGCTGCAATCATCATATACATAAATTGTGGCGTTTCAAAAATGTCGCCATTTGATCTATCCTGACAGAGATATTTGTCCACTACTTGACGTAAACCGGCATAGGTAAATTCTTCATTGCGATCATGTTTGATCCATGTGTTCATCTTCTTCAATTCTGTTTGCGTGTACTTGTCCTTGATAGCAGGATCATAGACGCCACGCTCAATATTCATATCGATGGTATCAACCAAAGAAATGTGTTCGTATCTGCCGTAGACTTTTTTATGTAGGCTGTACAGTAATAGTCTTGCAGCCGCATATTGATAGTTGGGATTTTCTAACGAAATTAAATCGTTAGCACTTCTAATCAGAATGTTCTGAATTTCGTCTGTTGTCATTCCGTCATAAAATTGTAAATCGGCGTTCATTTCGATCTGCGATGATGAAACTCCTGATAGACCTTTGCAGGCTTCTTCTACCACGAAATGCATCTTGTCTAGATCTAGTCTTTCTCTGTCGCCGGAACGTTTTGTGATGTATATCTCTTTTGTCATTTTGCCTTCTCTTCTTTCATTAATATGTAGTAAGGGTATTTATCAGATGCATTTCTTCAACCACGATTTGATGGCTAAAAAATGAAGTGCTACAATGCCCTACGGTTGCATATAATATATTCTTTATAGTTTAACAAATAAAAAAGGATTGAACAAGTGGAAATTTGTTCAATCCTTTAATATTCTATCCACAGGATGTTCTTGTGTAGTTAAACACCATAGGTTACATCAAACGAGATGTTTCCTGTTTGACCTGTGGAAATAGGATTCTTATAGTAAATGACAATGGTTTCAATGCCGCTGTCACTGTCATTGTCTCTGAGTTCAGCATCAAACTCAAAGTTCGACATAATTCTTCCGCCTTCCGATGCCTCTGAATTATCCGAATATTGGTAACTGTCAGTGAACGATAATTTAGAAAGATCATCACCAACAAGTAATGTAAGTTTTCCGTGCCTAATGTGAACGCCTAATCTAAGAACATAGTTTACAGTAATGTAATTGTTCAGTGCAGAAAAAGTTGTTACTGGTCTAAAACTGTTTGATAGATAAATTTGCGAAATATTCTTATTTAAAAATTCTACCTTATCACTGTTATAGACTTCTGTTATGTTCGGTATAGTTTCTGATGTAACAATTCCTGCGGCCTGTTGTCTATCATTAGTACAGGCAATAACAAGGTTGTTGCCACTTTCACCAAACGATACCATAGACCAGGAAGGATTGTCTGCTGTATTATTTTGGTTACCGCAGTTTTTAAAATCGCATCTGAAAAACTTTGTTCCAATACCTGCTGTTGAATACCAAACGTATCTGCCAACTTCCTCAAATTTACAATGTTCTAAATTCCAGTTGTTTTGCTGTCCAGCAACACCGTTTACATATAGTGCTGTATCGTTTATCATAAATTTACTGTTGTTGAAGTCTACAGCAGTATCTGTTACAATGGTTTGATTTGATTTTACTGATATCTCATTTGCTTCAAACACACAATCATTAAATGCAATCTTGTCTACCTTAATACCAGCAACGGTATTATTCCAGAATACTGCCGCAGGATGAGTAGATAGTACAATCGAAGATGGTGAAATACCTAGGTTGTATTCTCCCTTCCATCTAACTCCGTTAAATGATGAGTTGCGAACTCCTGTAAGAATGGTCTGGCCGTTTGCTCTTCTTATCGTTAAATTTTCAATTGTGATGTTTTCTGGTCTGTCACTGCTTGAAAATGAATTTGAACCAGTACCTGCCGCAGTAACAAATCTAATGTTACGATTGTCAATATGTAAAATTGCTTGTGCTTGTGTTTCGCCTCTAATAATAGCATTGCTAGGAATTTCTAAATCAGTTGTAAACAGATATTCTCCGTTAGGAACCTTTAATACTTTCTTGTACTTGTCATCTGTATTTCTAAATAATTCTGTAAGGGCATTTCTAAATGCGGTCGTACAATCTGTTGATCCATCAGGGACTGCTCCAAAGTCTAAAACTGAAACTTCAATCTCGTCAATTTTTCCTAGTAATGCTCTTGGCTGTGAAAGTGTAATGCTAGGATCGTCTGATGCAAATCTATAACTGGATGCTAGTTCTAGTATGTTGTCGTGTTCTGTAAGTATCTTGGTGTTACCAACATATGGTGCGCCTTCTTGCACGGAACCGTTACCAATGTATAGTTCCTGCGAATCGACGGCCCACGCTAGTTCAGCAGAACTTAATTGTGGAACACCACTATTTGAATTTTTCTGTCCTCTTCGGATCTGTATTTTACTAATTTGAACGACAGCCACTTAATAAACTCCTGATTTCTTTTTAGTATTTATCCATGCTGACAAATAAAATATGTGCAGATATTAACTGCTATTATAATGCAGAAAAAATACGATAGTTTAGATTGGCTAGTTCGCTTTGAGCAAACTTGATTAGAGTTTCGTAGTTATGATCTACTATTTCCTGTATTTCTGCAGGATTATTTTTTACTTGTTCTAATAGTTCTCCAGCACGTTTTACTAGTGTATCACTGTGTTCCTTGGTAATGTCTCGCGATTTATCATAACTTTCGTCAATGAATGCTTCAAAAGTTTTAAAACCAATTGCTTTAAGATAATCCAATAACGGAAAACTTGCTCTCGCAATAAACGGATGCCTGTTAAGAATAGGTCTATAAGTTTTTTCAGTTATGAACAAAGAATTGTTAGTTTCGTGTGTTTCACAAATAAAACTAACAGAGGTGTTGTCATACACACTCGTGTCGTTGGTCCATCCTTGGCTGGAAATGCCATCTATTTGATTAAACGTTTCAACGCCATCCACCGGACCTTGATTATGCTTTAAAAAATTTAAGAATTCTTCGCTGTGCTGTGAAACATCCTGCGGCATTCCTAGAACGCTAAACAATGTGGAATCTTTTAAACTACTATCAAAAAATGATTTTAGTATCAGAGACCTAGAAGGTTTATCTATCTTACCTACGAGTAAATTAATCTTGTTAGGTCTTTCGTCAACGTTAGTTTGACTTGATGGCATGTTATCAATAGCATGGCGAACCGCTGCCGAAACAGCAAAAAGATCAATAAACACAATTTGACTAATGTGCTTGTCCATCCATTCTGCATAAGCACTTCTATTTAAAACAAACAAAATGTCTTTTGCATCAATTCCTAATTTTACTATCTGTAAAATTTTTTTATTATAATCTGTTTCAGACAATCCAGTTTCATAAGAATGATCTACAAGTAATTTTGTTATTAATGCCTTATTAATTCTTTGTTCGAATATTTGTTTTTCTATTGCCGATGACGAAAAGATATTGCTGTCTACATATATAACAGCACCTTGATAATCGTAGGCTTCTCGTATGTCCTGTAATAATCTATCAGATGGAACCAAACCTGTTATAAGATTTCTATTAGGTACCTGTCCTTTTTGATCTACACAATAAAACTTGTAGTCTATCATAGGCTCTTATAGTATTCCTCTACTTTGTCTAACCACATATCTCTGTACTTAGGAAACGTTTCCTCAGTTACTTCAAATTGTTGATACTGTAGATCTCTTGAACACATGAATACTACACCTGTCTTTATGTCGGTTCCATATACTTCATTGTGTGCTAGTGCGTATGCTACCAACTGTAGTTTATAATCCTCAACCCATTCTTCCTTCTTGGGCTTGTTGGTTTGCTTGTGATCCATGATTGCTGGCTTGCCCTTGAACACCCCGCATAGATCTGTTGTGCCTGAATACAGTCCTGGAAAGTATAACGACTGTTCCATTGCCCAAACTTCGTCAACGTGCTTTAAACCGTTTTCAATAATTACGTCGGCCATTTTGTTTGCCTGTACGTGTACGGGATTATTACCTGGTTGCCTTTGCATTCCACAAAGGTATCTTTCCAAGTTTCCGTGCATGGCAGTTCCTATGCCGGCGGCTTCTGTGGTAATTCGTTTTGCATTTTCCTCTCCAACTCGCTTCTTCCATTCGTTCAAATGGGTCATGTCCTTTGTGCTGCTAAGGATGGTTGTTACGCTAGGAAGTTTATCTCCTTCAGGAGTAAGGTACACACGTTTGCGTGTAACAGAATCATTTATCTGTTGAAGCTCTTTGTATTGGAATCTTTCAACGAACGGTGGTGGGGTCATAAGTGTAGTTTCATCAGTCATACTGTATATAGTACAACCATTATACTAATTTGTCAAGAGTGATTAGGAAGTTTGTTGTGCCAATTGCTGTGGTGCTGCTGATGCTGCCGTTTGGTCCACTG